ATAGTTGGAAATTGATTCAACAAGAGATTGCTTGAATGATGCAGCATCCTCATTGAGAGCCTTCTCGTACTTGCGTACAACAGTCTTGAGTTTACCAGCATGGTTCTCGTTGATTGCTTCAACAACCTTCAAAAGCTTCTCAGAGTGATTACGGTCAATAGCCTCAACGAGCTTCTCTACCTTGGCAGAGTGATCTTCGTCGATTTGTACCAATAAACTCTCGAGTTGCAATTTTGCACGATCTTCAGCAGCCTTGTTTACTTGCTGCTCGAATGCCTCAGAAATTTGATTTAGTGATTCCTCACTAAGAATATCCTTGGTAACTTCCTTTAATTTTTCAATTAGAGCTGACATATGTTAAAAAAGTGGTTTGTTCAAAGCAGTTTTAATACGGCTTTTAATCTTATTATCTAAGACTTGTTGTAAATATTTATTAGCCTCAGAGTAATTTTTTACCCCAACATGCTTAATAAATGACTTAATAAGTTGAGTTTCCATATAATTATTTAAGCTTATTGATAAAAATTAATACTTGCTCTCTCAAATATTTATCCACATCTTTGCGAGGCAAGTTACCAATAGACTTTTCAAACTTATTATAAGCCTCTTCTAGATCACCAGTATCACTTAAAATCCATTGTTTAGACTCTAGAATACCGTTAACAAATGCTTTGGGACATGAAGGATCTGCAACTACGTCAATAGCAACAAGCTTCATGTTCTTTACTCTATTTACATCTTCTTTAATAGAGTCTGGTTCTAATTGACCTAAACATCTTGTTGAGACGCCAGGAGTAACTCCATCATCAATAAGATTTTGTACAATCTTACCCATTGGAGTACTTAGAACGAGGGACTTTCCTACAAAGTAATTACCTTCTTGTCTTAAATTTTGGACACTGTGACAGGCTCTTGCTAGATCAATATCAACAGTGGTTGGGTGGTTTAGTTCTCCTAATGCTCTACCTGACTTAATCATCTCATCGGAATATCTCTTTACTTCAGAGACCATTTCCATTAAATCATATAGACGTCTATTTTTATTGACCTCGTTTGCCATCATGAAAGGCCCTTCGATGTATAATCTTGGCCCTTTCCCGTCGCGCAGATTCTTTTCCTCTTTAATATAAGTAAAGCTGCCGAAATCAGGAGTTTCAACTAATAGTCTGTGTGGCATATAATTATAAAATTATTTATAGTAAACGTTAGTATTTTTTAAGATTTTTTTGGAAAGAGCTGTTTTTCTGTCAAAATTAGGAAGTCAAAATCTTTGCCCTCACACCATTTTTTAGCAGCTTCCCACTTAGCCATATTCTTAGCATATGTTGTAGCCTCAGTAACATAAGTACTTTGTTTTTTATTACCGTGCTGTTTGGGTGGCTCTGTTTGCTTGGATGGCTTTATCTCAACGAGAAACTTCTTTACAGTATTTTCATTAATCTTGTAAACTATACTATTGTCTACATAGTACTTGTGAAATTTATTATCAAGCGGTGATTTGTATGGAATAACTACAGCTTCTGAAGTCCATTCAAGAACTTTAGGGTTATTATCACACCAACGAAAGAAAAACAATTCATAGCTACTCCTGTAAACAGGGTCTTGTGTTCCAAGATATTTTGATCTGTTTACAGGTTTATAAATTCCTTTTTTATATTGGCCAACTTTAAACATTATCCAACAAAGAATAATGGAGGTTCGGCATCTCCGAAACCTGCTGTAGACTTTGTAAACAATTGAGTTTCTAGTTTTTCTTTCTCAGCTAAACCTTGACTCAACATGTCATTATAGTTTACAGTACCACCTCCGAATAAACTTTGTCCGGCATACTTACCTCTTATTTGGCCAATTGCTATCTTTGTAAGTGCTAATGAGTATTGCTGTACCCAAGGCTCCATGACAATATATTTTATTTGACGTTCTACATAACAACCAATTAAACCAAACCAACGACTAGAAACTGTTTGTACGGATGGGTCCGGTAAAATCTTTAGGTACTGTGTTCTTGGATCAAAATAGAAGTAATAATACTGAGTAAGAGTCTTCGCTCTTGTGCTCATATACATCTGAGTAATGTGCCAGCTTACCAAATCAAAACCGTAGTTACCAAGAGCATAGTTAAAGTAGGTTTGCTGAGCCAATGTTTGTTCAATAGTAAACAATGTATTAGTACCAGTTGTAGTACCTTGATCCAAAGAGAATACATCAACGACTTTTCTATAATTATCTAGATCATAGTCAAAGTTTGCTGAGAGAGCACTCATCAAAGGTGTAATAGTAAACAATGTATCAAGCTTTACACCAGCATAGTGATCGTATAAAGCGCTATCAAAAATAAGAAACTCTTCAGTATAGCCTGCATACTTTGTAAACAATTCACAAGCCATGGAAATGTTCTCATATACAATATCTTGAGTAACTTCAAGCTTTAGTACTGGAGCACCGAGCTGAAAGCCAATTCTTTGAGCCAATCTACTGTAAGAATTAATCTTAGTATCTAAATTGGTATTTTGATAATATGCTACTGGGTTACAAGGTATTGACATATATTATTAGGTTGGTAGTGCAGAAGCTTCAGCGCCTGGAGCTGGTGTTGGAGCTGCTCCACCTTCTGGTGCAGTACCTGGAGCAGGAGCCTCTCCACCCTCAGCGCCAGGTAAAGGAGTAAAGGCTGGAGGAGCTCCTCCACCACCCATACCACCACCCCCACCACCAAAGCCAGCAATCTGACCTTCAGCGGAGGTAGGCTCGGCTTGTTTTTGTTCCCAATCAGGGCCTGTGTTAACAATTTGAGCGAGCTCCCATTTCAATCCAGCATCTTTCTTTAACCATTCTCTGTTAGCCTTGATATCAACATCAGACCAACCCAAGTACTTCTTCATGGCAAAAGAAGTAGAGAACATTTCATTAGAAGATACTTGACCGAAGTTAGCAAATTTTAATTCAAGAATCTGGTTCTGTCTTAGTTCGTAATAATTTGTTGGTGGTACAAATTCAAGCTGAACATCACTCTCTGCAATATCATAGGTTTCAAGCAAACCTTTTAGCTTGAGCTGAGTAATAAAGGCTGGACGTAAACCAGCAGCAAATGTTCTTTGCAATCTAATAATAAAGTTAGCAAACTTTAGCTCTTCTCTTAAGATAGTTGCAGAATCATTAGTAGTATCTTCTGGGTTAAGTCTTGTTACAGGTACCTTAAGAGCCTTATAAAGCTTCTTAATAAAATAGTTTAAGTCATCTAACTGGCCTAGATTCTGACCTGCAGCTAATGTTGTAACAGTTGTACCTTCACCACCTTGTCTCTTAGCAAACCAGAAAGCATCCATCATTGATTGTGGATTATAAGTCAAAACTGGTGAGCCGTTGTAAGCATCATAGCTCTTTTTGCTCCAGAAGTTATTCATCAACTTCTTTAAGTAAGCCTCAGCTTTTGGCTTAGGCATATCACCAACATCAACATTAAACACCAATCTCTCAGGAGCTCTAACTAAACGATAAATGATAATAGAATCTTCAATCAAAGATAATTGACGATAGGCTCTTCTAGCATTTTCAATGAATGGTACACGAATAGTCTTTGATTGATTCCAAATACCAGAATTAATATACATAATCTGGTTCTTTTCCATTGGAATTAATTCAAATTTACCAGTAGTAGATTGTCTCTTGCTAGCCTCTGTCTTTGAATTTCCAGCAAAAGGTTTGCGGAGCAAAAACCCTTTAATCAAAAGATTCTGTACATTTTCATATACTGGATCGATTAGTTCGCATGGAATGTTAATAAAGCCAAGAATACCTTTGTCTGGTTCTTTTTGACTTACAACATTTTCGAAATATAACTCACCATCCATTAAGAGCATTCTAATATACTCCCAACCTTTGCTTTCAAGATCTAGCTTCTGTAAGAACTTTTGTAGCTCTTTATTAATAATAGTTGAAACTTTTTCATCGTGTTGAAAGTTACGTAAATTAAGCTTTACTATCTCGTTATGCTCATCTTTATTAAGAAATGAATCACAAATTTCATCTAGAGCATCAGCTACCTCAGCAAACTGAGCCATGATTCTGTATTCAAGCAAACGACGAGTCTTATCAAAGTCGACGTTAGCATACATGAACTGGCTATAGTTCTTATCAATAGTAATACCACCCATTGGGTGTGTATCCAGTTTTGGTGTTGAAACAGCCTGTCGGTTCAACATTTGGGCTTTATTTGAGCCCATTCCGTAAAACAATTTATATTTTGGGTTAATTACATCTAACGGATCGACATTATTCAAAGGGGATGTGTAAGGAAGCTTTGAATATATCATATTCATTACTTGACCCATTGTGTCGTTTTTTGATGAACCATCAATTGCCATAAAATTATTTATTGTTTAGAACATGTATTTCAATTTTATTATTACAAATGTGTTGGTGTAGGAGTAGGGGTACTACTAGTTGTTATTGAAGGGGTAGGTGAAGCAGAAGGAGTAAAGCAGAATGGGAATACATTAGAGTTAATATAACCACCACCAGTCATAATAGTAAACGAGGTATTAATGTCGTAACCCAAACCACCTGGCTTATAAGCATAGTTAATTACCCCTTGAGGAGTCAAACCTTGCAAGTACCAACCATTTAGAGATGGTAAGTAAGTCAAGTGAGAAGTTGGAGCTGTGTTATTTGTGTATTGTATCACATCATCTGTAACACGGTATAATACACCGTTAATGTATAGAGAGTAAGTTAATCTGCCTACAAATGCTAATGTATAGCAACCATAAACACAGAAGTCGTTACCAACACCTGTAATAATAATTGCAGGTCCAAGGGTTGGTGTTAATCCTGGAGTTAATGTAGGGGTAGGTGTAGGTGTCGGTGTTGTAGTTTGAGTTGGAGTAACCCCTGGGGTGCTTGTCGGTGTAATTGTCGGTGTACCTGTAGAGGTAACAGACTGAGTTGGGGTAGGTGTTGGGGTAGGAGAAAGAATACCAGGAGTCGTAGTAACAGTGGGTGTTGGTGTAGGTGTCGCAGGACTAACATCAAATATTGTAATACCATCTGAAATACAATATCCAGACTTATTAAATGTAATAAACTTAATTGTCTGACCACTACTAAAATTACTTAAAGGTGGTAGGGTAATTAAAGCTTTACTGTTTGATAGTT